TCAGTTCCAGGCGGCCAGCGGTGCGCAGGGCGGATGCTTCGACGTCCAGTAGGTCCAGCTCCTGGCCGGCGACAGACCAATGGCCGGCGCCGGTGGGGAATGGGATGAGGACGGTGTAGGTTTGGCGGGTGGGCATGAGAGAGAATCTCCAGGCGAAAAAAAACCGCGGGAGCGGTTTGAGGTGGTTAGTTGACGTTTACTCGGTTTGTTCAGCGAGCCAACGCGGAGGCTCTGGTCGTCTTTCCAGGCTGGGAAAACCTGCCGACTGCGGCCAGTCACGCAGTGACTGTATGTAGTTCAGCAACACAGCGAACTGCTCCGGAATCAACTTGGTCGGAATACCCAACTCCAGTTGATCGCGATGACGATCCCGTAAGCCGGTAACGGTCGCCAATTGCCAGTCACGCCATGTGCGCTCCTTGGCTACCAATTGCTCAGTAGTCAGACCGGGTGGATCAATGGAGACCGGGGCGCCTTGCTCATCAGCGGCGATGACCTTCCCGGCGGCGTTTTCGGCACGAAGCTCAGCGTGACGCGCCTTGGAGATTTCCTTACAGGCCATATCAGAAGGCTGCATGCCGGGCAGATAAAAACCGCCCGTTTCTGCACAATAAAAAATGGTCATGGTTATTTCCCGATTCCGATAACGAACACATCGCGGTTGTTGGCGACTGCCGTGCCGATGTCCTGCCGATCCAGAATAACCGTGGTCTTGGTGAGGCTTCGGTACTGGGCGGAGATACCGTCGTCGACACGCGCAAATGACGAGTGTACGGCGCCAGAAATGGCATAACACGCATCGGGCCAGGCAAGAGGCCAGGTCAGGGTGTTGAACTGATCAGCTGCAAGAGATGCACGGCCGTACTGGAGTAGCAGGCCACCGAGCCATGTTGGAAATAGGATGTATCCGCTAGCCACAGTGAAGTTCATCGCAAAGCCGAAGCGCATTTTTTTCGGGGTTACGATCGTAGCGTCATCAATGCCCGCGTCGGCCTGAGGCTGAGTGGATATTTTTGCGGTGCCTTGGTTGACTTCGGTTGCCTGGGAAGCGATTACTGAGACGTCAATGCGTCCTTGGTTGACTGGTGCGTTCCAAGCCTTGATGCACCACATGACCGCCAAGTTGCGTGGACGGGTCTCCGTGCCACCTTCGGACTGAATAAAACTGCTGCTATTAGTTTGCGTACCGTTAGGATAAATCGTAGTGAAGCCTCCCCCAGCCGCCGCCTCTCTGACAGTAACGCCGTGGTTATGGACCTTGAACTGGTCATTCTGCCAGCTTCCTGGAACCCGGCCCGCGTCTACTCCCCGTCCATGGTCCCAGCCCCGCAGGAACTCTCCACGTGACTCTGGCAGGCGAAAGAAGCCTGCGGCTTCGCTACCTGTATTGAACGTGGTGCCAAGATACCCAGCCAAGTCTGGATAGGCGGCGATGCTTTGCACACTACCGTCCAACTCCAAATACCCCGGCGGCACAGCCGCCTTTGGAAATGGAATAATAGATCCAACCGGTACAGCAGACTTCAACGCATCGAGTTCACTGACAAGCGCTGCAACATCAATCTCTCCCTGATTGATTGGCGCGCTCCAGGCCTTAATGCACCACATCACAGCGATGCTTCGAGGACGTGTTTCGTCGCCACCGAGAACTGATGTTTTCCCGTTTGTGTAGAGAGCAGTAACTCCGCTAGGGATATCGCGAGGCCCCACCAAAGAACCAATTGGTGTCTTGGATCCTAATGCAACAGCGTCGAGGTCATGGCTATGCGCCCTTAGATCGTCGGCGCGCCAACTTCCTATATCACGACCAGCATCAACCCCACGCCCATGATCCCACCCACGCAAAAACTCCCCTCGCGACTCTGGCAGTCGAAAATTCCCAGCGCCCTCATCCCCCTTATTGAAAGCCGTACCCAAAAACTTAGCCAAATCGGGATATGCCGACGCACTCTTCACACTGCCGTCAATTTCCAGGAACCCGACAGGAACTTTATCAACCGGGAACGCAACCATAGACCCCACCGGCAGCGCCGAAGACTGAGCAATCAGCGTCTCAATCTCATCCTTGGAATACGTCCCCTTCGACAGATAATCCATCACCCACGCCCGAGTCGCCTTCACCACCGTGTCATCAATCAACAACGTCACTATCGAGGCATTGCTCGTCTCGAAAATCGAGCGAATATAGAACTCTTTCCCCGACCCCGACGTCGCTAACACCGGCTTATACGACTCCGGATACTTGACGATGGCATACAGGATCCCGGTGTCCGTCCACAGCCCGGCTTCGCGCACATACCAGCCGCCCACATCCGAAGGGATGGTGACTTCGGCCATCAACCAGTTGGCGTTTTTCTCATCTTGAAACAAGGCGTTCAACGGCCCGCGCCAGACTTCGCGTTTCAGCGCTTTTGCGCTGGCATCAGGGTTATAGACGGCGCCGTTACCGTCGCCGACGGAGATTTGCGCCAGTTTGATCGGTATGCCGGCCGCCTTGCAGGCGGTTTCGTAGGCGATCCCCGCATCGGTGAGCAGGGTGTAATAGTCAGCCATTTAGTGCTCCTGTGGATAAAGGGTGGTGGTTTCGACGGTGTAGAGGCCGGCTGCCAAAAAGGCGCGCCCGGAGGCCTCGACGCCTGCCAGCACGTCGGGGTAGATCGTGGTGAGTTCGCCGCACAGGGTGGCCGCGCCAATGCTGTGGAGGCCCGAAGCGCTCAGGCCTACGGAGATCGACAGAATGTCGCGCTCGCTTTTGGCGTCGGCCAGGCGGCGGTCGAGTCGGGCGTCGATCGATTCGCTGTAGGGCAACTCGGTCCAGGCCCGTACGGCAAAGCTGTAGGGCACGCCGGGTGGTTGTTGCTCGTACCAGGCGCGCACTTCGGGGCTGAGTTGCAGGCCCTTGGCGGCGTTTTCCAGGGCTTGGCGGGTGCCAGCCTGGCGGGCGGTGGGCCAGGCGAGTTTGACCGTCAGGCGTTTCTCGGCCTCGGGCGCCGTGGCACTCCATTCGTTCACCGCGCGGTCCGCCGCCAGGTAGGGCAAGAACGCCACCGGCGTGTGATCCGGGTCCATCAACTGTGGGAATGGTGGCTTAACCCGTTCCAGCAAGTGGCCGAAGCCCAGGTCCAGCGCCTTCTCCAACGGTGAGCTGTTGGCAGGCAACAGGCTCGCTTTGGGTTCACTCATAGCGTGCGAACCTCCACTTCCACACCGGTGCAATACGGGGCCTGGAACGCCGTGCTGACAATCGGCGCCAGCGGTTCGAGGATTTGCAGTTGCGCGGCGCCGGCGCTGTGGATGGCGTAGTCGATCCAGCTGGGGTCGACCCGGCCCTCAAGGCGGTGGCAGGAGTCGGCGTAGGTTTGCAGCAGTTTTTGCGCCGCGACTTGGGTCAACCCTGAATCCGGGCCGGCGTTGATCTTGGCCACCACGCGCATTTTGTAATGCTGAATCTGCGCCCCTTGGACGGTGACCAAATCAGTCTCCGGCTTTACATCTGGCCGTGCGAAATGTCGCCTTACACCGTCAAGTAAATCGGCAGACGCCGTGCCATCACCGTCCCTTGAGAGCACAGTGACCATCACCTCGCCGGGGGCCGTGCGTCGACCATTACCGTCCTTGACCCGGGCCGCGTAGCCGTCCGGGTCAAAGGTGTAGCTCACCGTCACCACACCCGGCGTGGCGCTTTGCACCTTGACCGACGGCCGCTCGCCGAGGGTGAACACTTCGCGACGATAGTGCATGCGCGAGCCTGCAGCCGGTGCGTGTGGGGCCAGGTAGTAGCGCAGGCGGGCGTCGTCGTCGCTTTCCAGAATCGGCGGCACCGGCGGGAAAGCGGCCGGGTCGCCGGGGTCGAGCACCTGGCGCTCCAGGCCCATGTCGGCCAGGCGTGCATCCAGGTTACTGCCGGTGGCCCACCACGCCATCATCTGTTTGATGCGGGCGTTGTACTTGCGCTCGTGGGTTTGCAGGCGCACGCAAAACGCTTCCAGGGCCAGGGTCAGCAGTTCGCTTTCGTTGTCGAGGCTGACCTTGAGTTTGGCCGCGCTTTGCGGTGCTCGCGTGGCGACATAGTCAACGACGAAGGCCTTGAACTCGGCCAACAGCGGTTCGAACTCGTCCACTGCAATGATGGCCGGTTCCGCCAGTTGGTTCTGGCCAGGGATCAACATGCTCATGTCACGACCTCGAAAGATTGTTGGCGGTTTTTCCAGGTGCCGGCAAAACGCAGCAACAAACCCGCGCCCTGACGGGTGGCAACGATGACCTGGGGTTGAAAGTCGGCGATGCCGTTCTGGGCGTTGTAGAACGCTTGGGCGGCGTGGCTCTGGGCGAGGATCAGCAGATCGTCGCCAAGGTTCTGGCCGAGCAGTTGCGGGATCAACGAGCCGTACAGCGGGCGCTTCTGGCGGGTACCTACAGGGGTGGTCAGCGCTCGGGTAGCACGCTGTACGAATTGCAGCCAGTCATCGACGGCTGCCCCGGTATTCCTCTCGATTCCGATCATGGCAAATCCTTATGCGCGACTGATCACGCGGCCCTGGTGATCCACCAGCGGGCCGCTCAAATGCACGCCGGCAGCATCCAGCAACAAGCCGGTGGGGCCGAGTTGCAGGGTGATGCGCTGGGCATTCATAGTGAGGCTGGCGGCACCGACGTTGACCTCGACTTGCTCGCGGGAGCCGCTGAACGTGGTTGGGCCGTTAACCCAGTTGAACGTATGGGTGGTGTCGTCGTAGTCGCTTTGGGTGCCGTCCTGATGACGACGCCTCGTCAGCGACGCAACACCGGAAACAGGCGGAAAGAGACTACTGTTGAGGCCGAACAACGCCACAGACTGCGTGCCCCCTTCCCCGCCGCCGTAGTTGAGCAGCAGGCACTGCTCGCCCACTGAAGGAATGCGAGTTTCGGTTTGCGCCCCAGCGCTGGGGTTGAAAAACTTGATCGCCGGGCTGAGCAACTCACCGTGGCTGACCTTGCAGGTATTGCTGGCGGCATCGACCTCCTGGCACACGCCAATCCGACAAAAGCTTTCTGCGCGTCGGTACAAGTCTTCGAGCTGGGCTTCCATTTCCGCCAGGCGCTCGACGATCGGCACCAATTGCATGCGTAGCAGTGCATCGAACATGGACTACTCCTGCAATGGGCGATATTGGTCGGGGTCGTCGATGTTCGACACTTCCCAGGTGCGGGCAAACAGCGGTTTGCCGGTGGGATCTTCGAGCAGCGATGGGCCGAGGTAGAGGTTTTGGCTGAAGGACACGGTCCAGGTGTCGTAGTCCGTTTGCGCCCCGGTCAGCACCGAAGGCGCCGCGACAATCGCGGTGGGCAGGTCGCACTGGTCCGGCGGCAGCCCCCAGCGATTGTCCAGGGCCAGGTCCATCAGTTGGCTGGCCAGGTCGCACGCATCAAAGGGTGCTGCGCCGCTGGCGACCATGGCCTTGAGTGAAACCGACAAGGCATGCGCCTTGCGCCCTGCGAGGGAGCGAACACCCGGACCGTTGCGCTCCACGCTGATCAAGATCCCGGTTTTATCGCCCGTGTCGGGAAAGTCCAGGTGATTGCCTACGCGCAGGTGGGGGAACGCGCGCTTGAGTGCGTCCCCGATCGCCATGGGCAACTGGGAAGGTTTTTCGAGAAATGTCATCTGCTTGCATCCTTGCAGCGGTTACTGCTGATCCGGGCGAGAGGTCGGGGCCTCGTTGACCCCGATGCGCTTGGCCGCCCAGCGTTCATAAAGGCCGATGGCCACGTCCGCGCCGGCCATGGCGGTCAGGCAACCGATGGCGCCGGCGGTCCAGATCGACATGCCGGCGGCGTAGCACAGCATCAACGCCGACACGCCGCAGACCATGCATGCACCGGACCGCAGCGCCAGGCGCCGTACCAGGGACCAACCACGAGCGCCCTCCTTGTCGGCGCGCCACATTTCGCCGGACACCCCGCCGATCAGGGCCAGTACGATCACCAGCCAGACAGGCATTTCCGCTAACGCTTGCTGCTCGTTTGTCATGTCACGCCTCCTGGCTGAGCACTGCCGGCAAAAGGCCGGCTCTTGGGTAAATCCATTTATAGGTCGGCATTCCAAAAAGCCCGGTTGCCCGGGCTTTTCAGTAATGATGTCCTCGGTCTTTCGGCGCTACTGGCGCGGCACGGACCTTTCCTCAATGTTTTTCCGACCACGATCCCTGTC